CATAATGTCGCACCCCTTTGGGGGGTGGTACGATATATTGAACCCCCACCCAGAAAAAACTAGTTGCTATATCTATTATATAGGCATCTCAAAAAATTTTAGCAATATTTTAGCCTTAATTGATTTTTCGCGGGCAGACCTTGAATTAAATGTGCCCCTCAACCCAGCTTTCTAGCTTTCTAGCTTTCTGGAAGTAAGGGGTAAAAGAAGGATGGGACGCTATGTTTGTCAAAGCTTTATAACTCTTGAGTATCCCACCCTTTACAGGAGACGTGCCACGCGAGGCAGCACATAATTATTATACATTATGATACCTTGTAAAACAACCCCCAACCTGCTATACTACAAACATGCCAAAAGATGCTAAAATTCAAGTGCCAGGCTCTAATGTGTTATTAACCCCACGTCAAGAGTTATTTTGCCATGAGTTCATCAAAGATCTTAATGCCGTAGCTGCAGCAATTCGCGCGGGCTATGCAAAAAACAATGCAAATAAGAATGCATACATGTTAACTAAAGATCCTAAGATTTCAGAACGACTTGCGGAATTAAAAGCCGACCAAACAAAGCGTACTAAAATTGAAGCGGACGATATATTACGTCGCCTAGTACGTATCTCTGAAAAGACAGAACAAGAAGGAGATTACAACGCGGCTATCCGCTCTTTAGAATTATTAGGTAAACATCAGGCTATGTGGACAGAAAAGACAATTAATGAAACAACAGTAAAAAATGCGTTTGCTACGGGCAACTCCGAAGAAGACGTACAGAGAGACATTGAACGCCTTAAAAAGATTGCTGCCCCCAAACTTAAATTAGTAGAAAACCAATAAGGAATCATTATGGCTGGAAAAAGTTACGAAAAAGAAAGTAAAAGAGTTATGGATAAAAGGGCAAAAAGAAAAATTGAATTAGATAAAATAAACAAAGATCTAAAGGATGCCCCAAAAAGAACTGATGCAGAAGAGGGTGCAATGCAACGTAACACTACTGTAGCCGCGGCTAAAAAAAGAACATCAGATTTAAACAAAAATGCTAGAAAAACAAAAGATACTCCTAAAAAAGCAGAGTTATCAGATTATGAAAGTCAGTTAAAAGCATTATTAGCTAATAAAGATAAACTTGTAAAACAAGACAGTGGAGATGGTAGAAATAAATACTCATACCAAATTAATCAATTAACAAAAAGAATGAAAGCTGAAGGTTTAAAATTTAAATCTTTGTTAAGAGACGTAAAGAAACAAGAAAGAGAGGGCACATTTGACAGGGGCGCTGAAGGCAAAGCTAAAAACGCTCTTCGCAAAAAAATGTATAAAGAAAGAAACCCAACACAACAAACAGGCCCACGCGCTAAATAATGTCAGAAGCTAATCGTAGAGACTATACAGATCCTAAGAAAGCTGTAAAAGATTTACTTAAAGTAGGATTAGGTTCAACAATAAATAAAGGATTAACAAAAATTCCTGGGTATACTAAGGTTAAAGATAAAATAGATAACTCAGGTTTTTCAATATCTGCAGATAATAATTCAGTTGGTATTACCTTTACTAAAAAATTTGGCGGAAATAAAAAGAAAAAGAAAAAAAAGAAAATGAAAAATGACAAAGATTAAAGTTACAGGAGATATAAGTATGGTACTAATACCTTTGCTAAATGAATACGATCCATCACTACCACTAACTGATCCTTACTCTCAGTTAGCTCTATGGGGTGGAACACCGTATGTCATCAAGCAGTGAAGATAGAGATGCAGCTACACGACTAGCAATATATCAATCTAGAGATGATCTATTAGCATTTATTATGCTAATGAATCCTAGCTTTAGTGTAGGCCCACATCACCGAGTTTTATGCGATCAATTGATGCGCATTGAGAGTGGAGAAATAGATCGTCTTATGATCTTTATTTCACCTCGTTCAAGTAAATCCTTAGTTACATCTACATACTTTCCCGCGTGGGTATTGGGACGTAATCCTTATTGGCAAGAAATTGCTGTATCACATAGTGATGACTTAGCAACTAGGTTTGGTCGCGCTATTCGTGATATTATAAATACAGATGCTTATTCATCTATATTTCCTAAAGTTAATATTCGTAGAGACAACCGTGCGGCAAACTCATGGGCATTAGAACATGAAAAGAATCAAGCAGGTTCATTCCTTGCAGCTGGTTCTGGATCAGGTATTGCAGGTTTTGGTGCTCATATAGCAATCATAGATGATCCTATATCTGAGCAAGACGCATTTTCAAAAACAAGACGAGACAGTTTGAATGAGTGGTATTCCTCTGGTTTACGTACAAGGCTTATGCCTAAAGGTAAAGTTGTTATAGTTATGACCAGATGGCATGAAGATGACTTAGCAGGGCACTTACTAAAACTACAAGATAACTCACCTATGTCAGATAAGTGGGAAGTAGTCAGTATCCCTGCCCTAAATACAACTGAATCTTTAGAAAAGTTAGAAGATGGCCGCGAAAAGCTTATAGAACAAGGGTATTTGTCCGAAGATTTTACTAATTTAGAGTTAGGTGAGTCTTTTTGGCCTGAATCTGACCAGGAAGACGGATTTTGCTGGACAACTGAAGACATAATTAGAACTAAAAACAATACACCTGCCTTTAAATTTGATGCATTATATGGACAAGCACCTTCTTCTGAGTCTGGTAACATAATTAAACTAGAATATTGGCAAGATTGGTCAAAAGATGAACCACCTGAATGTGATTATATTATACAATCATGGGATACAGCATTTTCTACAAGAACTACTGCAGATTACTCAGCTATTACTACATGGGGCGTATTTTCAGATGGTATATCTCCTCCGAATCTAATATTACTGGGAGCAGAACGTGGTAGATGGGATTATCCTACTCTTAGACAAAAAGCTGTTGATAAATGGACAGAGCACAAAGCTGACTCTATATTAATTGAGAAAAAAGCTTCAGGTCAATCTTTAATACAAGATTTGCGGTTAGCAGGTTTACCTATATTTGAATTTAATCCTGATAAAGATAAAATTACAAGAGCTTATACCATTACAGGATTGTTTCACAATGGTAGAATTTATGCCCCCTTTAAAAAAGATTGGGCTATGGATGTTATAGATGAAGCTAGGGCATTTCCGACAGGTAATCATGATGATTACATGGATACAATATCACAAGCTTTGTTATGGATGCGTAATGGGGGATATGTTTCCAATAGCGCAGATACATGGCTTGACAGCAATGAAGAAAACATATATAATAGACAACGCAAACGTTACTACTAACAGGCGACAATAGGGATACATATGGCCGTTGAAAAAAGAATACAATTAGAAGATGAGATTGGGGTAGAATTACCTGAAGATGGTGTAATGGATTCTGACATGGAAATTACAATAGAAGATCAACAAGAAATAGATGCTGCAGAAGCAATGGGCATGTTGCCTGATGAAGAAGATGGTATGGAATTAGAAGTAGATGATCATGAAGCTAATTTAGCAGATATACTTGATGAACAACAGTTAGTTGATGTTGCAAGAGAATTGTCGGACGCATTTGCAAATGATAAAGATTCAAGAGAAGATTACGATAGCATTGCAGAAGATGGTGTTACATTATTAGGTTTACAAGATGAACGTGGAGATGAACCTTTTCCAGGAGCTTGTGCTGCAACACATCCAGCACTAACACAAGCTGTTGTAAAATTTCAAGCAAAAGCATATAAAGAATTATTCCCTACAGAAGGGCCAGTACGTACAAGAATTATAGGAACACAAAATCCTGAAAAAATGGAACAAGCTAATCGTGTTCGACATTTTATGAATTATCAAACACAATTACAAATGCCTGAGTATGGCCCTGAACTAGATCGTTTATTATTCTATGTTGGGTTATATGGTTCAGCATTTAAAAAAACTTATTGGGATGCAACTCTACAAAGACCACGTACGCAGTATGTTAAAGCTCAAGATTTTTATATAGATTATTATGCATCAGATTTAGAAACAGCAGAAAGATTTACACACACGTATTCAATGTCACAAAATGAAATACGTAAATATCAGTTAGCTGGAATGTTTAGAGATACAGAAGTAATGGATTCAACTATGGATAGTGAATCAGGTGCAGAAGAAACAGCTAATGAAGCTGTAGGTGTATCTAGACCTTCTATGCAAAAAGATCGTGTAGAAATTTTAGAAATGCATGTAAATTTAGATTTACCTGGATTTGAAGATGAGAATGGTATTGCATTACCTTACATTGTTCACATGACAGATGATGATAAAATTTTAGCTATTAGACGAAATTGGGATCAAGATGATCAAGCAAAAAAGAAAAAACATTTCTTTACACATTTTACAATGATTCCAGGATTAGGATTTTACGGATATGGTTATCTACATTTAATTGGTGGGTTAACTAAAACGGCTACGTCCTCTATGCGTCAATTAATTGATGCAGGTACCTTTGCAAACTTACCAGGGGGTTTTAAGGCACACGGTCTTCGTGTACTTGCCCCTGATGAGCCAATTGCTCCAGGTGAATGGAGAGAAGTAAATAGCCCAGCAGGAGATCTTGCTAAATCATTACAACCATTACCATTTAAAGAACCATCAAACACTTTATTTAACTTAATGCAATATGTAGTTAATACAGCAAAAGAGTTTGCAGATTCTAGTGACCAAATTGTAGAAAATGGATCTAATTATGGGCCTGTAGGTACAACAATGGCATTATTGGAACAATCATCCAAGATGTTCAGTGCTGTACACAAACGGTTACATTCAGCTCAATCTAAAGACTTACGTATTTTAGCAAGGATAGATCATGAGTATCTACCTGAAATGTATCCCTATGAAGTAGCAGGTGGTGCACAACAAATTTTTAAAAACGATTTTAATCTTAAAAGTATTGATGTTATACCAGTATCAGATCCTAACATGCCTAGTGAGTCACACAGAATTGCAAAGATAAATGCAATCATGACTATAGCTCAACAACAACCTGAAGCCTACAATATGCAACAGATTGGTATGGAGTTATTTCAAGCAATGGGAATTGATGAACCTGAAAGATATTTAAAACAGAAACAACAACCTATTAGCGCTGATCCTATAACTGAAAATATGGCAGTGATGAAAGGGGCACCTTTGCAAGCTAAACCTGAACAAAATCATGATGCTCATTTAGTAACACATGCAATGATGTTACAGAATAAAACGTATCAAGGTAATCCACAAATGGTGCAGTTATTAACTTCACATATACAAGATCATATGGCATTAAAGTACAGACAAGAAATGATACAAATGATTCAAGATCCACAAATGCAACAAGCAATTATGGCAGGACAGCCATTACCTCCTCAGATAGAAAATCAAGTAGCATTGATGGCAGCTAACGCAGCAGATCAAGTTAATCAATTAGATATAGAAAAAGAAAAAATCTTATCTGGTGAAAAAGAACAAGATGATCCTGTTAGCAAACAAATAGAATTGCAACAAATGGAACTAGATCTTAAACGTCAAGTTCACATGGATAAGATCGCATTAGAAGAATCTAAAATGATTATAGATGATGAG